TGCTGCTGCCATAATAAATTCTCCTTAATGTAAAAAACCCCCCCACCCGTTAAGGCGAGGGGAAAGATGGCAACTGCTTACGCAGGTACGATCAAGGCAAAGAAGGAGGCAGAAGTCGCTGCACCAGTGGTAGCGGCTTTCCTCAAGGCGGCAACACCATACAAAGTGTCAGAAGTAAACAAAGTAGCGAGGTACTCTTGTTTGTACTGAACTTGTGAACGGATACCAACTTGCTCAACCAGAACCATAGAGTCCTTGTGACCCATCAAGCAGACACGAGCAATAGCAGAACCACTTGTTGGGAAAGCGGCTGTTGCAGATGCAGAGTCAGCATTGCTAGATGTGAACACGGGGATACCATAAAGGTTGCCGATCTCACCATTGCGGATAGCGTTGCCATCACCCACAAAAGCCTGCTCAGTGTAACGGGCAAGACCCATCAACGTGTTACGGCTTGAAGGAGGAATGATGAAGAAGCGACCATCCATAGGAGTGTCGTTGTCATCTAAACGCTGAATAGTACGACGAATAGCCGCATCAGTCAGAGCAGAGGCGTTACCAGTGTTGGTGTTAGCAGTGTAGTCGAAGGTTGTTGTACCATCGCCACCAACAAAACCAGCATCATAACGAGCGCTACCAGCAGTACCACCATTGGCAGAACGACCCAACTGAATCAAGTCTGTATCGACTTGTTTAGCCAAGGCATAACCCGCGTCAGAGGTGTAGAAGTTACGCATAGAGTTCAAGGCTTGAACTTCTGCAATATCTTCGATCAAGCGGCTATATTCATAGTGCTTGTTAATAGATACCTGAACTTCAGATGCTGTGTCAACAATTAAGGTAACTGCATCAGTTGCTGTTTTGGCAGAAGCTGAACCACGACCAGGGGCTGGAATGTGAACTACATCACCCTTCTTGCCCTTGAAGTTCATCTTCATAACCAAGTTTGCTAGAACAAGGTTCTTTTTGTAACTGGCAACAATTTCATCACTCCAAATTTCAGGAATGAAGGTTGCTGCGGTTGTTACTGTGGTTGCATTGTTAGGTGCGAATGCTGTATTAGCCATGTTTAAATCTCCAATAAATTAAGTTTACTTAACTCTACCCTCTTGGTACGCTTGCATGATTTCATCAGAAAGCGCCTCATAGCGGTTAGGGTCTTGCATTTTCAGCCGAATAAGGTCAGCCCTACGATAAACTCGTTTTGATGACTCTCCAGAACCACCTACATCTACTCCAACTGCTTTCAAATTCTGCTTGCGAGTGGCTTCTCCAGCGTCACTCGTTTGCTTCTGTTTGACAGAGCGAAGTTCTTTGTAAGTCGATAACAGTTCATTGGCAGAATCATAATCGAAATCAGCATCAGCCTTCTTGAACAAATCAATGCGAACAGGGCTAGATTTGACCCAATTCGTAAAGTCCTCATTTTTAGCAATATCGCCAAAATCAGGGTGTTCTTGCGCTAACTTCTGCTGAATTTGCGCCCTTTTCATCTCTAAAGTGGCTTGTCTAGCCGCAATGATGTCAGGGTGACTATCAACTGTCCTTTGAACTGCCTTCTGTGGATTCTCAAAGAAGTCTACTTCAGGCTCTTCTACTCTAGTCTGTTGTTGTCTAGAACTAAGGTTCTGTTTAATGAGTTCATCAGCTAACTTTCTGACTTCGCCTACTTCTTGTGCTTGCTTACCAATGAGCTTTTCAGCCTCTTGGTGCATCCTCACAATCTCATCTAAACTTTTGTGCCTGTATTTATCAGGAAGTTCAGACTTGTCTTCAGCTTTTTGTGAAGTCTTCTGCTCGACAATGTCAAACTCACTTAACTCTTCTTTTTCGTTGTCAATCAACATACGTTTCCTTTTTCCTGCCGTTATCGGTTATAGGAGATTCAACTCGGCATAATTGCTTATGAGTTGAGTTTCTGCTCAGATTTCAACTTGTCGGTATGACTCTTTCCAAATTTGGCATAAGCCGATGGAAAAGAACCAGACCATCCTTCAAGTCTAAAAGCTGGCGCAGAGAGTGAACGTGTAGCCAAAGCCCCACACTCACACTTCAAGTTCGTTGCCTCATAAACAACAAACTTTTCTGTTTTGTGTCCGTTTTCACAGACGTAATCATAAAATCTCTTCATAAGCTCTCTCGCTGATCTCTTTAAGATTTTTCAGCCAAGTTAGGATAGAAAGTTCACCTTTTTTGAATTGTAGGTCTTTCTCATCAGAAACTACAGAGATATTATTCAAAGATACTATTATTTTGTCAATATCTTCTACTAAATCTTTCCACCCTTGGGTAGACATCATCTCAAAGCGTGACTCATAGTAGTCCTGAAGTTCTTTGTTCATACGTCTTCAGAACCAGCGTACTGGGTGAAAGTCTTCAGAACACCATACATAGCGGGGATTAAATCACCCTCTAGGTCTTCCATATTGATGTAATGAGCCTGTTGTTGGATAGAGGGCCAACCCGCTTTACGGGCTTCCTCTGTCGCATGGATTTCCACTTGAACTTGGATTTGGTCTTTAGTGCCAAAAAAATTGGTAATCCTAGCGTAAGCCTGAGTTTCAGACTGTCCGTTAGTTGAGTTAGTTGCGGTAATTTTCAAAGCCATAATTGCTCCTAGTTAAAAAGTCATTTCTGTACTGCGGATTTGGCACACGACCCTAATTGTAGTACTCGCTTGCCCTGTGAATGTTACTGCCAACCCGCCATTGGTAGTGTCTGCTGTTACTGCTATCACCCAAGTGGATGCCCCTGCATCTGCGTATGTTGAGGTGACTGTTGGTGTTCCTACTAGGGCTGTACTGGCGGCATTAGCACCACGCTTGATAACACCCTCAATCTTCCACCCTTTAGTGTTACCACCGCCTGTTACACCTGCTACTACTTCTCCTGTGAAGAAATAGGCTGAGTTGTTTGGGAGGATTACTTGGTTTGTTGTTCCACCTGCCGCACCATCAGATGTAATGACTGTTGCAGTTGCATCTGTAGTTTGTTTGCCAAGAATAACTAATGCGGCTTGAGAAGAACCTTGTGTTGCACTTACAGGCTCAAAACAAGCAGGGAAAGCAAAATTTCCAACAATACTTCTTGTTGTTCCTTTTCTTCCTCCAACAATTGAAGAATTTGCACCATTTGCTGTATTGTTATCTCCACCACCAACAAATGCACTAGCGTTTGATGCTGTATTTGATGTTCCACCGCCAATGGTAGATAAAACACTACTTGCAGTATTATTCCATCCGCCACCAACAAATGATGTTGTGCCACTTGCTGTATTAGCAAAATAGTTACCAACACCATCTGTTCCACCGCCAGCGACTGTAGAACCTGCGCCAGAAGCAGTATTTTTAGCACCACCTGCTACTGTTGACCACGCACCACTAGCCACATTCCTGTTACCAGCCGTTCCAGCATCGCCACCACCGCCAATAAAGGAATATGAACCAGTAGCCTGATTGTTTCCACCGCCTACTACAACACCGTGAGGAGTGAAGAAACTGAGTGTGCTAGTTGATGAACCGCTTGCGGCTATGCTTAGTGTGAGAGATGTACCTGAGATTGCAGCAACGTATGTGGTCGGGAACGTAATACTTGTGCCAACAATCAGTTGACCGACTTTAATGTTTGCGTTACTTGCAGATAGCGTAACGGCAGTTGTGCCGTTCATTGTTCCGCTTTGGGTTGTTACTGCCGTGGTTGAAGTTGTTGAGTTTGTAAAACCATTACCAACAAAACCAAAATATCCACTTGCTGTATTGGTTTGACCTCCTACAACAGTACCATAAGTAAAGTTAGCAGTATTATCATTTCCAGAGCCAATAAAACTTGAACCACCTGTTGCTTGATTTCTTGCACCAGCCACAACCGCAGAGTGAGAATTGCTTGATGTATTTTGAAATCCAGAACCAACAAAAGAATCTTGTGCGGTTGATGCGTTATTCCTACCGCTACCAACAAAAGAAGTTGAGCCACTTGCCACTTGTGACGCACTAGAACGACTTGTCTGCCAATCAACAGCATTAGCACCACGGGCATTACCACCTGTTGCTGTGGAATCTGTTAGTTGAGCCTGTAGCGCACCAGTACCTTGAGGCTGAAGAACCAAAGGTGCATTGGCTGTTACTGTATCCGAAACATACAGTTGGTTGTTATATTGGTCTAGTCTGATAGCCATTAGAAAGTCACCTCAGTCGTTTCTATTTTTGCCACGAAGCGTATAGTTGTCGATGCCGCACCAGTCACAGTCACCGCCAAGCCACCATTACTTGTATCAGCAGTTAAAGCAATAGTCCATGCAGTAGCCCCTGCTGTTGCCGCCACTCGGTTAATTGCGGGTGTTCCAATCAACACAGTAGAGCCAGCATTAGCACCTCGCATGATTGCACCACTAAACTCCCATGCCGCACCATTAGCCGCACCTGTTACGTTAGCAATGACAGAGCCTTTGAAATAGTAAGCAGAGTTGTTGGGTAGGATTACTTGGTTGGTTGTGGAGGCGGCGCTTGTGTTTGATGTAAGAACTGTCGCAGTAGCATCTGTCGTTTGCCTTCCAAGAATTACTAATCCACCTTGGTTTGTTCCATTTGCGCCTGAACCAATAGGATTATTACAAGCAGCAAAAACATGGTTTCCAGTAATGCTTCTTGTTGTTCCCAATACCCCGCCAACTACAGCACTACTATCTCCAGACGAAATATGTTGATAACCACCAACTATGCAAGAGTATGTTCCAGAAGCGGTTTGAAAAGCCCCGCCTCCAACAAAAGCGTGAGTAGAAGACGCAGCATTACCTTGTCCTCCAACTACAATTGAACGTGTAGCACTTGCTGTATTGCTTTCTCCACCACCCACAAAAGAATAGGTATTAGAAGCAGTATTTTTTTGACCACCAACAACAACAGACCAATCCCCACTAGCCACATTACGATTAGCCGAACTGCCAGCATCGCCACCGCCCCCGATGAAACTGTAACTTCCAGTTGCCTGATTGTTACCACCGCCTACTACTACTCCATGAGGGGTAAAAAAGGATAGAGTAGCTACGCCAGAACCAGATGCATTTCTGCTAAGTGTTAAAGACGTACCAGAGACAGCGGCAACGTAAGTATCAGCGTCGTCAATATATGTGCCGGATATTTTTTGGCCAACTTTAATAGACGCATTGGAACCAGACAACGTTACTGCTGTCGTGGCATTCATTGTGGCTGACTGCGTTGTTACTGCTGTTCCCGATGTGCCGGAGTTTGCAGAACCGCCAACAATTACGTTGTAAATACCGTTTGCAACATTTACTCTACCTGCGCCTAAGAATGACCAGCTTGCGCCATTAAAAGACATTGAATTAGATTGCCCACCCCCAATAACTGCATAGTTTGCAACCATTGAATTGCCGTTGCCGCCAGCAATAACGCCAAAAGAGTAAACAGCGGAGTTAGTATTACCACCACCTACAAAATTGTAATTACCCCCAGATGTATTGTTTGCACCACCAACAACAACACAGCCCGGTCCACTTGCAACTTGTGCTGCAGAAGCCCTATTTGTCTGCCAATCAACAGCATTAGCACCTCTTACATTACCACCAGTAGCAGATGATGTAGTGGCTTGGGCTTGTAGCGCACCTGTGCCTGCGGGTTGGACAAAGAGTGAGCCGTTAGACTCTAATCCTATTTTACTTGCGGCTGTACTTGCAAAAGATAGCGATGGAATATTCCAAATACCCGCAGTTGTGGTTGGTACATAAGTGGTTGCAGATGAACCAATTTCTAATTGACCACCCCAAAAATAAATGCTACTTGTGCCATCACCAGCAAATGATTGGTCGCCAACTGCAAAGGTATTGTTAATTTGCCAGTAAAGACCCGGCACACCAGTTGATGGAGCAACACCAGTAACTGTACAACGATACCATCCACTACCAGCAGATGTAATTGTTGCTGAACCGCTTGATGTGCTAACAGTACCCGATTGCAAATCAAAAACAGAGGCCGCACCTATGCCTGAAGTATTGTTTACAAATAAATACCTATATCCATTTGCTTTAGCGTAAATACTTGATGTGTATGTAACACCACCATAAAGCGTTAATGTTGTCGGATTTGAAATCCTATGTAAGCCGTTGGTTACTGTTGGAACAATGTTTGCCGCTGTTGTTGTGCTATCAGGGGCAGTAACTGCATTATCTGTTGCGGTGATATTTGCGCCACCAGCAGTCCAAGTTCCGTTAAATGTTTGTGAACGAGCAAATAAGTTATTGCCCGTTGTTCTTAATAATTCTGTCTGAGCAGTAAGCGTAGTAAACACACCTGTTGAGGGTGTTGTTGCTCCTATTGTGGTGTTGTTGATTGTGCCGCCTGTGATGGCGACTGCGTTGGCGTTCTGGGTTGCCATCGTGCCATAAGTGGCAATCGTGGCTTGTAGGGCAGCAATAGCGTCTAAAACAGTCTGAGAATCACCACCCGATCCACTCTGAATATTGTGGACAGTGCGTATCTTCTCCGCTACATCAACAGGGACTACCTCTCCTACGTTGATTTCTCTGCCATCAGATAAAGTTATTACCAATGAGCCATCAAAGTCAATCTTGGCATCTGTTACGCCTACACCATCAACTCCATCTACCCCATCTCGACCATCTTTGCCATCACGCCCATCTTTACCTTGATAGCCGTCTAATCCTCGATCGCCTTGCTCACCTTTAGGGCCTTGAAGTCCTTGTTCACCATCTTTCAGGTTGGCTACTTTGGTCTGAATATCGTAATTAAGAGAGTCAAACTTGGCTTCAAAGTCGGATTTAATCTTCTTTAAACCAAGAATGACCATCTCGGCACTCTTGCCGATGGAGGCTTGCTTTTGTTCCTCAAGATGCTTCATAGCCGCTTTTTGAAGCTCAACAACGGCACTCATCTGCTCATCAGCAGACAATCCCTCAAGGTTTTTCAGAAGTTCCATTATTTCAGTTCCGAAGTGATGCGGTCTAGGAAGGCTTTTTCCATTTTATCCGACATTTGCATCTCTACAATCTTGGACTTGTTCTTAATGTCAGCCTCTTTGAGCATCAATTCAGCAATCTTGACCCGTTTGTCAAACTCTGCGGGTTCTCCACCAGTAGGAAGGTTCTTGGTCGCACTGGACAACACTTTAGCCTGAATCTCTTGAGGCATTAACTGTGTCTCAGTCATCAACTTCTGCGCTTCAGCACGATTTTGCTCTGCTTGGGTCGTCTGAACAGCAATCTGAGCCTGAGCCGCTTGCATCGCCAACTGAGCCTGTGCTTGTTGCATCTGTTGTGCTTGTGGATCGACTTTGCTCATCTCATCCAACATCTGAATCAACTCATATCTGTTAGACAGAGATGAATTAGCCATGATTCCTTTAAGGATCACAGGCAAAACAGGAGTATTTGGGCCAAGGGTCTGAAGTAAAGAGATGAACTGTTGTTGTTCATGTTCACGAGCAATGATACCAAGAGCAGCCGTGGGGATAAACTTCATGTCAACAGTAGGATACCTCTCAGGGTCGAACTGCATATAGCGATATGCCGCCTTCATAATGAAGGGAATCATAAAGTCTTCTTGGAAGTTCACCAAGGTACGCTTGTACTTCTTGATAATCGAGGCTACAGCCATCGAAATACCGCCTTGACCCGCATCTCTGGACACGGCAGACACCATTCCCTGAGAATCCAGAGTACCCGTAGCCTGAAGGAGCATACGCTCAAACTCTTTGGCAGTCGTCAGGTTTGAACTATCCGTATTACCGAATTTGAACGGGAACAGAATCTCATTTGGATTGCCGTTTGTCAGGATTGCCTTGCCTGGCTTCACCTCAAACTTAGCACCACGAGGAAGTCTTGTGGCATCCATTGCAATCATGGGGCTAGTTGTGAGCGCTAAAGAGTCCAAGTGTGAACGAACTTGGGCATCAATGGCTTTTTGTGAGTTATATGCTTTCTCTACAGTACCTCTACCGAGGAGTCTGTTAGGCACAGTGTCGTCTTGATAAGCCAGAATTGGCCTATCTTTCATCATGTAAGGGTTCTTTTCTGCTTTGAGAAGCACGTTATCGTTGGCAATCACAATAATTGCCTCAACCAGATCGGAATACTCGTCCTGAATAGAGTCTTCAGGGAACAAATCTTCTACTTCTGACTCATTCTCTAGTTGTTCAATGTACTCTCTAGGGACTAAGCCATAGTAAGTGAGAACTTTAACCTTGTCGTCTTCGTACTGAGTAATCTCTTGGGTAGGCTCTAGGTCGTTATCCATAGAGTCCGTACCGATTTCTACCTTGCGATAGATACCATCCTCTTGACCTTTAACAATCTTGTGGATAGAGACATACTTCTCAATAGCCACACCCATACAGTCATCAATAGATGTTCCATTAGGGTCAAACAAGAAGTTTCTAGGGTTAACAGGAACAATCTTCACACCAATGCGGTCTTGTTCTACCACTCCGATAGCGGCTTGACCGACTTGACCA